ATGGTAAACGAATACCTCGGTGGGGAATATTTACATTTAACAGAAAGATTTTCAAAGATTTGGAAAGTGTGGTACGAGAGGAATGCCAAATATTAACGATACGCGCCACCCGCTGGGTTCGGCATGTTCACGCATGTAGTACCCTGTGTGAATTTTAACCATCTTCCTTTACCTAGAAGAGGGCACGCACCGGTTGAGCTTGCGGGACTGCTCACGACATATTGCTGACGCTTAGCTATTGGTCCACTTCCTACGATAGGCGCATCTCCTGGCCTTTCCCCCCAATTTGCTGCTCTGGCTGCTGGCGATTGCCAGCACGTTACTTCGGGTGAAGGATGGTCAACCCAATCACCCACACAATCTCTCACGCATTCTGTTTTTCCACACGCCCTCCAGTTGTACACGGGGACACATGAGTAGCCATCTTCTGATGGTTTCATACTTAATGTAGCCACAACGCCATCCTTTTCACCGATTGGATAACAATTTTGTGTGATTTGCACATACGCCGATGCATCTGTTGGTGGACTCACTTTGTCGAACCCAGTGTCCTTTACACATCCAAGGCTATTTGTCCATTGATTATACGTATACGATTCCAAGTCACACATTTCCTGTGTCTTTTTCTCGCGAACTACCGTGTCCGCGCACGGATTCTCACATGGTATGGTTTTTGAATACTCGCATGTACCACCATGTTGTGCGGCTGAATAAGAAGGGTCAGACGTATCCAGTTCCGTCGTTTGAAAACCATCACCACACCTCGAGGCGTCGTTCGGGTCGTTCAGCTCGAGACCTGCACGCATGCATGGACTCACCGGTTTGTACACGTTGCCTTCACATGGAACAGGGTCGGGTGGTGGTGCGGCCGAAGGGTCAGATGCATTCGGGTCTTCGATGATTGTAGTCTGACTGAAAGGTACCGGTGTTCCATGTCCACTACATCTTTCGGATGAGTTGTCCACGTCTAGCACATATTCTGCCGTGTCTCCGACTTTTTTATCGTTCACGTCGAGTGGTGTGATGTAAAATTTGATGTTTTGCCCTGGCAAAAAACCAGGGGGTGCACCCGAAAAATTGAAAGAGTTTGCATCACTTCCGATGATATCTGGAAATCTGTACTTGACTCTGTGAGAGTTCTGCGAGGACGATACGACGATGCCATACTTGTAAGTCTTTTGACGACACGTGTCTGCTTGATCATTTTCCAACCAGTTCCATCGGATGCCAGCTATCCCACCCGAAGAAAAACACGTCGTCGTTATGTCATTATAAAATTGCCCTTTACAGAAAGCATATTCATCTGCTGGTGGGTAATCATTTGGGTTAGTGGCGGGGGTGGTGGTGGAGGTGGGGGTGGTGTTGGAGGTGGAGGCGGGCTTCTTTGGCCACTCTAAACACTTGTCCATGTCAAAAGCATCCAAATCAAAAGAGCCACCTGTGCATGTGTATCCAAAACCACCCGCCATGACGACTGAACAAAAACAAACCATCATGATGACTATGATTATTGATGAATCCTCACCAGCCATTATTATAATATGCGCTATAAAATAATGTGGCAAGTGTTCATTGCGCTGTACTTTTCCTATCTCATCCTCGGACCTCACTGGATTGCGAAACTGGTCAGAGGCGAATCCCTGGACATTGTTAAGAGTCCACGCCAATTCCTGACGCGCGGTGTGTTCATAAGCTACGTAGCCCTACTGTACACCGCATGGTTTATGTACAGACCATCGCTCTCGTCATTCATGAATGCCCTCGCCGTGTCATTGGCAGCCACTTTGGCCTACTACAGCCGGTGGGGTCCAGAGAAGACCCTCCCCATGCACGCACTGCTGAACATGTTTATTCTCGTCTCTGGTAAAAAGTTTGTAGATACACAAACATTTATAACACTGGTCCTTGGTATTTTTTACATCGTGTTTCATGATAAAATTTATTAATGTATTGTAAGTAAGCATGGTACACATTGTTGGATGCGGACCCACGGGTATGACCTTGGCGTGGGAACTCAGGAAAATTGGTGTCCCAGTCACAATACATGAAAGAAAACCATCAGCAGGTGGGTCGTGGTGGGAACCAGACTTGACGAAGAGAGATTTACACGCTCACCGTATCCTCTTTGACAGGGGGTGGGTAAATACGAGAAGTCTTCTTAAAGATATGGACATTTCATGGGATGACCTGTTTGAAAGACACACCGATGGTGTTTTCCCATATATGTTTAAAAAATTCAAGTTTCAAGATTACTTGGCCCTTCTTACACTTCCATTTGTGGCGAGACGGGACCGTACCCTTAAAGATGTCCTCCAAGGAAGAATGTCCCATGAAGGTGCCTCTATTATGGAACACCTTCCACTTATTATTGATGGTATCACGTGGGATGTGATGAGTTCCTATGAAATGTTGGAAAGTTTCAATCACGTCACATTTTCCAGGCAGTGGACGCAACGTGTTTCTGGAAAAGTCATGGGTGATAAAATGTATGAGGCTTTAGAAAACGTTGGTGTTGAATTTAAATTTAACACCTCCCTTGATGAATTATTATACATCTCCGATGAAGACAACTATGTGGCGACATTCTCCGATGGAACAAAACTCAAAGATGAACTCCTGGTTCTTTGTGTGGACCACAGCCCTGCTATCAAACTCGTCGGGGACAACTGGGGACCAGGGGCGAAGACCATGTTAAACGACACGACGTATGGGTGTTTAAACCTACTTTTGGATTACCCCATGGGTGCGCCAGAGATGAAAGATGACCTTGAAATTGCCGCGACGACGCCATGGAAGTTACAACCGAGGGTGTTGTCCGATGGTAAGACGCTGTCGTGTGTCATCTGCAACTTGACTGATTCTATTTTACGCACACCACCAGAGGATTTAAAACAGGGTGTTTTGGAACAGTTGGGTGTGCGTGCACCTGAAACTATTCGCGTGGGTTGGGGGTCTACGTGGGATGGTGAACGTTGGCAATTCCACCAAAGTTCGGGAACACTCGCACTCACGGGTCAGTTGCCATTCTTCGGACGATGTTCTCGCGTAGCCCTTTGTGGCATGATGAGTGATAGACGCACCCCGTACGCATCCTTAGAGGCTGCCGTGGAAGTTGGTCGTCAGTTTGCTCATGAAAACTTTGGAACTCCCACACCCCTGGAGACTTTGAAATTATCACACATCGTGATTTTATTACTTATAATTTTTGTTGTATTAATATTAAAATAATGAAATTTCGGGGAAAAGTCGTAACATCTATGTATGAACATAACGATAAAAAATACATCAGATTACGAGTACCTCCCGAAATGGCACGAATTATTATACAGATAGAGTCTCGGAATAATTACAAACTCAACTCTGAAAACTATATTCAAAAAGATTTCTTTGACAACACCTTGACACTAAAAATTCCATTCCGTTACCGACGCGTCATGTGCCCCATGACAGGGAGGAAACCTATCCAAGAAGTTGTCACAGATGATGAAGTAGATGTAGATATAGAGTACACGGGTGTGTGGCACGCGTCAAACTACTCAGGACACTCGTGGAAAATTAAAAATATTCATATATATTAATGAGTACAAATTGGTCGGATATAAGGACAACGTATAAAAAACAAGTTGACAACTTACAATTAAATAACGACAACAAGACTCGTTATAAGAACCGGATTAATAACACATTCAACACAAACACGATGAAAAATATCGTCAATGAAGCAAAGGCTGCCAATGCGAGACGTGTGAACAACTTGACGGTGCGTGCAGCAAACATAAACTTGGGTCGTCAAAATGGTTTGAGTAACAAGGTCTCTGAGCGTATAGTTTCACTGGCTGAAAAAGCGTCGCGAGATACCACCAAGCTCCTTAAATCGGGTGAAATCGCGGATGCCATCGTGAGTGCGGTGGTTCTTATCAGTGGAGTACTTGGTAGTCAAAAAATAAACATAAACGCCAACAGAGTGCTCAACGTATTCCCGCGAGGATTGCCATACATGCAACCATACTTGTCTTCGACCTACACTATTGAAAAAATGACGAAACGCGCGGTATTCTGGTTTGCGCAGTACAAGACGAAGCAGTTTTCACCTTTGTACACCATCTACGAAGAAGCGTTTTCTACTTTTGGTAAAAATAAAAAATCAAAAGTTGGCGAATACATGACATCTCTGTTCATCTACAGCTACTATGCATTCATCATCGCTGCGATGCCAAAGACACCTGAAAAATTGAAAAAGTTTATCAAAGGGACGCTCAAGGGATTATATCAAACGGTGGCCCATAGGTATACACTCTCTGTAGTGACACCTATTATTATTACACTTATGTATCAGGTATACGTTGAAAAATTAAAATTGCAAACGAGTGTGGCTTATAAAATCTATGAAACGCTCGTAGGACCTTTCGTGGAAGAACGAAGTCTGCAACTGCTGAGTGCAGGTGGTGGACTTCTCGCGAAGAAGGCACTTCCCTATTTTGCTAAAATTAAAGTGCGACAACTGGCACCCGCGCAATTCGGAACAGCTCTTGACATTGCGGTAGATACCATCGTAGATGCCGCGGAACAACGCGTACGAATTCAAGAAGTCAGTCCGGGTGGTACTATGAGAAATATGACACCTGGCGGGGGAGTGGCACGTACCGGTAATACACCCGTAGCAACACGTGCGAGGTCCAAGACGAAGACGAAGACGATCTTTGCGCCTTTCAATACTCCACCATCAACACCTAAGCGGACTCGATGACTTCCTGGTCTTCTTCACGCGCCTTCGGAAGGGCACCGGGGAGGTCAACTTCCTTGAGTCCATTTTTCTGAAATTCAACAAACACTCGGAGCATTCCCTCCATACGATGGACCTCTTGGGAAAGTTCTACAATTTGTCTTTGCAACTGTTTAATATTATCTTCAACACTGACGATGGCCATTTAATAAATTAAAGTTACGACCCTTTAACCTATTAAATGTTGACAAGGAGTGGATACATCATAGAAGGTAATGCCGAAATAAAAAAAGAATTGACTGTAAGACCTGAAGTCAATGGAGACTTTGGATTCCCTCCACCACCTTTTAAAGTTTTTAGAAAATCTAAGAATGGAATCTGCGTTCCAAGATTCTACGGAACTGCTAAGGTGGGAGAACCCACCGTTGACAAAAGACCCGAACCCACCAGAGTCAACCTCACCTTCAATGGAACTCTCCGTGACGCCACCCATCAGAACGCCGCACTTGCTGCAGCTCTCAAAGCAGGTCACGGAGTTCTTTCACTCCCATGTGGGTACGGGAAGACCACGGTGGCGTTAGCCATCGCGTGCAAGTTGGGATACAGAACTATGATTGTCGTTCACAAAGAGTTTCTCGCCGCGCAGTGGGAGGAGAGGATTCGTCAATTTTGTCCAGGGGCATCTATTGGAAGAGTTCAACAAAATAAAAAAGAAACAGAGTGTGATTTCATCATCGCCATGTTGCAAAGTTTATCTCTGAAAGAATATACTTTTGATGATTTTGATAGTGTTGGCACACTCATCGTTGACGAAGCCCATCACATTTGTGCAAAAGTATTTAGTCAGAGTTTATTCAGAATGTGTCCTCGTCACGTGTTTGGTCTTTCCGCCACCCCAGAAAGAAAAGATGGTCTTACAAAAGTTTTACACTGGTTCATGGGTCCAACATTTTTTGCCGTGGAACGGAAAAACCAAGCGCAGGTGGAAGTGTTTCCAGTGAAATACGAACACCCGATGTTTAAAAACCCCCCACCGTGCACAAGATTTGGTAAAATATCTCTGGTGAACATGATTACCGAACTCGTCGAGTGTCGGGACAGAAACAGGATGTTAGTAGAACTGATGAAGAAAGCATCGGCAGGAAGTCGTCAATTGCTCGTCCTCAGCGACCGTCGTCTACACTGCGAGATGCTTCACCAATGTTTCCCTAAAAACTCAGGTCTCTACATGGGTGGAATGAAAGAGAAGGACCTTCAAGAAAGTTCGACGAAAAAAATAATCATCGCAACATTTTCTCAAGCCCACGAGGGTTTGGATATCCCTACCCTAGACACGGTCATCTTGGCCACACCAAAGAGTGACATTCAGCAGAGCATTGGTCGTGTGATGCGAGAGACAAAGGGCAAACAAAACAATCCACACATCTATGACATAAGTGACCAGTGGAGTCTACTCACGGCGATGTGGTACAAACGTCTGAAGGTGTACAAGGCGGGTGGGTTTAAAATACATGGGAGTGGTGGTGAGCGCGCGACCACTTCTGAATTGCCTCAGGGAAAATGTTTATTTTTAAATATATCATAATAGTAGAAATGGCATTAGTGTCCCTCGTGAGTAAAGGGCTACAAGATGTGTACGTCAGTAATGATGAAAGTGATTACAGTCATTTTAAAATGAAATATAACAGACACACCAATTTTTCACAAGCCCCGAAACACATCGCCACCCTCGACGAAAACAACTGGAATTTTAAAATCCCCTCCGATGGTGACATCATCAATGCTCTTTGGGTAGAAGGGCACATCGTCGCGAATGTGTTTTACGAATCAACGATCGACCTGTACGTGGGTGGACAAAAAGTGGACTCCCAACCTTTTGAATACCTTTCAGACATCTGGACCAACTACCTGGCTGACACGTACACCAAAAGTACACAAATCAATAATAAAATATCTCAATCCGATACAAATTTCCAACCCCTCCACTTTTTCTTTTGTGACCACAAAGCCTTTTTACCTTTGTGTTGTCTGGCGTATCACGAAGTCGAGGTGAAAGTAAATTTTAAAGCGACAAACTTTTCAGCACATAACCGAACTGAAGCACAAAAGTCGTTGAAAGTATACGCAAACTTCGTGTACCTGGACACGCGTGAGAGAGAACAACTCGTTGGGAGACAAGTTGACCTACTCGTCACGCAGGTGCAGCAATTGCGAGCTCCCATGGAGACTGTCGTTGATAACGTGGTTGAAGAGGGTGGGTACAATAACATTGATATTTCTGCTTTTAATCATCCGGTGAAATCCATCTTTTTTGGTTTCAACGCATTATTGAATAACAAGGAGACGGACCGATTTACATTCAGGGAGTGTGATGTGCTCATCAATGGTCAAATATTATTTGAAAAAATGTCTCCAACATATTTTCACACCGTTCAAAATTATTTGAAATCAGCCTATGGAAACTCTGAATTTAACAATGAAAACTCCAATCCATTTTACACCCGTTTTTTTGCCTACCACTTTGGCCTCAATGCCTCAGAGTATTTCCCAAATGGCACGACAAACTTTTCACGTCTCGATTCAGTGAAACTCATCTTACGTGGTACAGAGAAAGGTTCGGCGAGACCGAGCGACCAGGATTTACAAGTGATGGCGGTCTCATATAATGTGCTTCGTCTAAAGGATGGAATGGGTGGAATTTTATTCGGAAGTTAAAGTAGAACATGGTCTTCTTAGGGAGCACAGGGAAATTTGACCAAGTTACCCTTGTTCGGCTTGACCCTCAGCGTCCCACAGAGGACTTGAGTAATCAGGTGGAGCAAAACATCTTCACAGGGGACTTGGAAGCTTCAAATGTGTTCACTTCAAATATTGGTATTGCAAACTTGTACCCTGAACACAACTTTTCCCTTGGGAGTAATTTGTGGATGAACGATGCTGGAACGACTGTTGTGAACATCAAAAAGAGAACGGAACTTGAGCAAGCTTTCGTGAGCACCCAGTTTGGTGTGAATACGACATCTGCTGTGTTCCCGTTTCAGGTGAATGACACAAACAGGGTGTATGTTGATAACCAAGGCGACCACCTGTTAGTCGCTGAAGGGAACATTTTGTGTTCAAATCTCATAATCTCTCAGGGTATCAGTGCCGATGGAGATATCAGACTCACGGGTAATATTTCAGCGACAAAGATTACTATTGATGAAGGGTTAGAATTCGGTGCAAACTTGGTGATTGATGACGTCGGCGACCCCGTGTTCCAGGTCACGGGGAATGTAGATACCATCGGTGATATGACGGTGTATGGAAACCTCTATGTAGAAGGAAATGTCTACATCACAGATACATCCATCTATGAGCGCGCAGAAAACCTCTCGGTGACGAACGCTATTTTGGAAGTAGGTTCGGGTAATGACACTGGGACCTATGATACATCTGTGATGTTTCATCAAGACCCTTCAAACGTATTCATTGGATATTTCCCAGGCGCTGGTGGTGAAGAAATCAAAGTTGGGCGAACTATTTCTGGACCCGCGGAAGAAAACATCACAGTCCTCACTGATTCAAATGTTGATGTACACATTTACGGGAACCTTTACGCCTCACACAGCTTGGGTGCGGGGAACATTGCACCCGTGCACAACTTGGATGTCGGTGCCAATTTATGGGCTCACGACACGGCGTCGAATGTGTTGTATGTGTCCGGAAATGTATACGCCGATAGGATGACTTTTGGACACGGATTTAATTTAGGTTCAAACGTCGTGGTCGATGATGCCGCGGCGAATGTGTTCCAAGTGGATGGGCGCGCGGCGTTCACCACCGTGTTTGCCACGGAGCGCATTGGCATCGCAAACACAAACCCAATACACACCCTATGCATTGGTTCAAACATTCACATGCACGAAGTTGGTGCAAACCTAGCTATGTTTCATGGGAATGTGGTGAGTACCCGCTTCATGGCAAATGATAGGGTGGGTATCAGGCAGTACAGCCCCGATGAAGCCTTACACGTTGGAGGGGATGTGCGTCTCGGTGGCAAAGCGGGCACAGATGCCAATGAAGATAAAACAATCAAATCAACGGGTGGTATTGTCGTGCACGCCGATGATTATGGGTCAGATAACACAAACAACGCCCTTACCCTCAAAGCGGGAGCTGTGGCGGCGAATGTGAGTGTCATCGAAGTGTCCTCTGGTGCCACCGATGCCACGAAACAGTTTATCAAGTTCAAGACGAAAAACAAAGAACACATGGTCATGAACTCTCTCGGTATGATTGGCATTTCAAACACCAACCCATCCGCAAATCTCACCGTCGGTGGAAGTGCGCACGTCGTTGGGAGTAATGCACTCACCCTCGGTGACCCGTGGGGTGGGAACACGACATTGCGTTCTTACGTAGACCCAGCTGTTGGACACACGTACGTGCAAAGCCGTGTGCTCTCTGGGAAGGGTTTTAACATTAACGTGAGTTCTACGGGTGTTGTCGGAAACCCTAAGATGACGATATTAGAATCTGGCCGAGTTGGCATAGGGACGACTATTCCCCAACCTCTGGGTCTCCAGGTCACTGGGAATGTGTTCGTAAACTCGCAAGTCGTGGCGAGAAATAATTTTTATCACGAAACATGTCCCATGACAATTACAAATACCCGATTAGCAAATGTTGGTGATAACATGGAACCAGTGATTCAGCTGTGTCGGGACGCCACCGCTGGTACGACGCAAGGTGCTCGCGCGACACTCTCCGTTGGGAAACACGCGATTGAAAATAACACGTCTCGCACACGTCTTGATTTTAACTTGGCTGATGGTAATTATGCGACGACAAATCGTATCATGACCATGCTCTCTGCTGGGTTAGTTGGTATTGGAACACACACACCCAGAAGCAAACTTGAAATCCACTCTTCTGGTTCAGAAAATCCACTGACAAATGGTATTCTTGTGTACAATCCAAATGACGCGGACAATGAAGATGCCATCGTGTGCATGGAAGTCAACGATGCGGGTGGGGATGCATTTAGTAGCTATAAAGTGACGACCGGCGCAACCACGGGTTGGTCAGTGGGTGGAGCTTTCAGTGATAGCTCTAAATTTAAAATTTCAAACGATGCGACGACATTGAATACGTCAACCTATTTTGTCATAGATAACGGGGGGAATGTTGGTATTAACTCAAATGCACCCACCGAAAAGTTGGATGTAAACGGTGATGTGAAAATTGGAAATAAACTCACATTCAGAGGGGTCACCGCGGCATCGGATACTTCAGATACAACATTTTTACAAGAAAAAGCCTACGGTACTCAAGGACGCACAGAGTTGGTATTATTCAAAACAGATAACTCCGAGGGAAGTGAAGGCCCTGACCAGATTAGACACATCGCGGCGAGACATGTGTTCAACACCTACAGCAGTTCTGGTGCCATCACACAAGATAACATAGACGACATTTTAGGTGATGCAGCTGACATCGCGGCCATTGACTATGAAGTAAAACCAGTACTGAGTGTTGAAAAGGAGAGACGTGTGCTCATCAACTCCACCGAAGATGACTTGGCCACGGACACACGTTTGTACGTGGAAGGGAACATTAAAGTAAAAGAGGGTAATTTCATAGATACTTCAAATTTACACATTCTCTCAGACACCGCCAGTGGTGACAATTTCATAAAATCTTTGGAACAAAGCGACCTCTCGTTCCAATTTGGCCAAACCGGTGATTTTGAACGCATGCGTGTTCAAAACGATGGTAAAGTGCTCATAAACAGTGGTGAAAGTGCCGTGACCGCTTCACACACACTCCACGTCCACGATGATACCGAAAGTGATGTCACCCTCCTCAACCTAGAATCTGCACCCGGAGACAGTAGTTCAAAATACACCGCGATGCAGGTCACGACAAACACTGGATACGGGGGTTTCCTCAGAGCACAAAAAGGTGCTGCGAGCAATGCTTTCGTTGTGGGATACCTGGACAATGATACACAGGTAGATGCCCTGTCAATCATTAAAACTGGGCAAGTTGGTATCGGTACATCACAACCAAAGGCGAACATTCACCTGTATAACAGCAACTTGTTGGTGGAGCACGCGACGAGTAATGCCTTGATCGAATTCAAAGCTGGCGCGGCGACATCCAACATTTACATGAGTAATGACGACGATGACTTGTACCTGTACCCATCGGGTGGTAACGTCGTCGTACAAGGGTCGTTGACTGTTCAAGATGACATCATCTTCGGTGGTCGCATTGAATTCGGTGATGCCGTCGGTATCGGTGTCGTCACACCATTGGCACCATTACACGTGGCTGGTGGAACTATTTTCAACTCCGATGCGGTTTCTAAAAAACAGTACAGTTCAACGTTTAGCGTTCTCGACACACAAGGTAAAAATATCATTCTCACCTTTGGTAACGGGGCGTTCTACGCTAAAATTACCGCCATACTTAGATATGCCGCTGATGGCAAATACATGAGTACGATGATTCTTGAGGTGCAAGGTGGGCATTCAGATGACACACAAACATCATCAATACCAATCGCCATCGGTACAAAAAATATATTCAGTGGAACAAATCCATATCCATGGAGTCAAACAGTCACGAAGACGGCGACGACAATTTCCATGGTACCACACAACACATCACCCCGCGGTGGTCTCGCACTGACGGCGTACTATTATGACTTTTACATTGAACTCATGACCGCTTCTGGTGGTAAACTCATAAACATTAAAGCAAACACAACGACTAAATCTTCGTTTACATACTAAACTAACTTTACCACGAAGGAAATCGTGGGAGAGTGAGTGAATTTTTACATCGCATCGAGCAAAGCGAGCACGATGACACCAACGATGAAGAAAAGAATGACGTAGTTGCATTCAGTCTCTTCCTCCATCGTCGGAACAACTTCCTGTTTTTTTGGGGGAGGAGAGGTGCGACGAGGTGGCGCCTCCTCCTCCAGTGGGCACATACTTAATGCCATCATCCTGTGTTATAATATCTAAAGATTTATTTCTGTCTTCTTCTTACGGCCTCTCTTCTTCGGCGCTGACTTTTCCTGAACAGTCACCTCTTTGACATCACTCTCCTCTTCCTGTTGCAAAATGTCTTCTGTGACGATGTCGGAGATGTCATCGTCCACATCTTCCACGGTCTCTTCCTGCACCAACTGGGGAGAGCTGTTCATGGGCGGCGGCGGGGGCATCATGATATTACCCATCAAGCTGCTGATGTCAATGCCTGGACCTTGCATCTCGTACGCACCCCCTGCACCACTCGGTCCACCGTCGGGTGTACTTCGCGGCTTGGTGTTTTGTACCGCACTGACCATCTGCTGTGTGAGTCCTGGGTTTTGCTTGAGAACATCTTGAATATTCGGAATAGCCGCCTTGAACATAGAATTGGTGAGATGGAACATCATAGCCGACCCCCCAACCATCATCAATAGCTTGACTTCGGGTGCGACATGCATCTTTTCGCCATATTTAACGTGCAATTCCTCAAAAACGCCATCGTAGTCGTCCAAGTTTTCCATGATAGATTCAGACCAGCCATCGAGTTGGAGCTCAAACGGATTGTACCTCTTATTTAAGAATTCCAAACCAGTAGCAGTGGCCATGAGGGCACGTCTGCTAAATTTGATACTCTGGTCAACGTCGATCGTATAGGTGATACGCTTGTACTCACTTCTCAAGTCTTCGATCGGGCTGTACGCGTTCAACCGTTTGTTGACGTTGAAACCCTTACGTTCAAGTCTCGTGAGTTTGTTCAACAAATCACTCTTCTCTTCATCAATGGATTTGTACCCCTTCGATGGTTGTTCCTCCTGGTACGTGGGTCCACCACCACCACCACCCATCTGGGGGTATTCGTCGTCGTACTCTTCATCGACTTCACCAAAGTCATCCTCAGGTTCCTCGTTGTATTGTGGTTGTTGTTGTTCGTTTTGTTTGTACGGATTGACAAAGGCGTCAATCTCTTCCTGGTGTTGCATCGCAGGCGACGGTCGCGGTCTGAAGTTTTGACCAGGCCTCGGCACCTTTTTAGGTCGAGGGGTAGAAATTTGAATTTCATCCATCAGCCGCTGCTCATCATCATCTAATTTCATGACATTAGTTTCACCTCTGTCCAGAATAATTTCACCGTCCATCTAATGTATTATCTTTAAAAGTAATCAAAATCTTTAACGCACTTTACTTTATTTTCTCAATTTATAGTATCAAAAAATGTTCAACCTCAACAAGACGAACCGTAACGCCTTGACGCTCATCGGCACCCTCATCCTGGTGGTCTTTGTGTTGATGACTTCACGAAGCTACTACACACCGATGCCTTTGACCATCAAAGCGAAGAATGAAGGCTCTTTGTTTGACCTCCCGTACGACCTGAAGTGTGTCGCGGGAAGTGGCATGGAAGGCGAAAGCACGTACTCCATGCGCAAGGCTGGTGGCGTGTGCGGTGCTGAAAAGTTGGTGCGCGAGCAAGCTGGATACGAAATTATCTAAGATACTAGTATAAATAATGGCATTGGTAACTTCCGATACCACAATCCCTGACCTCGCCTATGAATATCACACCATCACCGTCGATAGCATAGGTCAGGCCAGTGCGAATACATTCGTGGCACACCTGCAAAACCCTCTTCGCAACGTCGTGCAAGCCCGTCTTCTCGCCGCACACGTCCATGCGAACCTTCAGACCGAACACCTCTACCTGTCCATCGACGAGTTGGACACGCACTTTAACGACCGTGCCGCCATTCCCGGTACATCCAACGTGCACACAGGACAGGGGAACATCTCTGTGGTGCGAAGTTCCTTCGGGAGCATCATCACGGAGAGTGCGACACATGGAAATGGAAACACCCTCATCACATTCAAGGATAACTATCCCGTGGTGGCGCAGTACATCGACCCGATTCGTCGCATCGATAAGTTGACCGTGACCCTTTTGGACCAAAATGGGAATACCATTAAAAATTCATCAGACGCGGGTGCAAACTTTTTTGTGATTCGTTTTGTTTGCAGGAGACCGAACCTTTAATTTTTCTTAATATAATATAACAATGTCTTCGGGCATCACGCAACTCGTATGCCTGGGCGCTCAAGATGAATGGATCTCGAGCGAACCAGAAATGAGCCATTTTTCCGCCACGTACAAAAGACACACACCTTTCGCACAAGCCATTGAAAAACAACAAATTCAAGGCGCTGTGCGCTCGAACTCGTACTCGTCAATCACACTCGGACGCAATGGAGACATGTTGGGGTACACCTACTTTACAGTCGATGATGGAACGACGACTTTTGAAATTTCAAACTGGACAGAGCTCATTGAATCTGTACAACTCGTCATCGGTGGCCAGGTTATAGATGAACAGACGTCTGATTTTTCTCAATACGTCGCCCTCGATATGCTCGCCAAAAACACATCCAAAGGGTCCCTTGGCCCGGGTGGTCGTTCCTCGTGGTTTTACCCACTGAGATTCTTCTTCTGTGAAGCCGTGGAATCTGCCATCCCCATGTGCGCGCTCCAGTATCAAGAAGTCGAGTTGCGCATTCGTTGGGGCCCACTCGCCGGAAACTACACGTGGGAGTGCCACAGCAACTATTATTTCTTAGATGCCACAGAGAGGGCGCAAATCGCCAGTCAAACGGTGGACATGCTCATCTATCAAATTCAATCAACTGCACCATCATACGAACTCACGCAAGAACTCACATTTAATCACCCCGTGAAGTTTATCGCCTCATCAAACATCTTCTCTGGAAGCACCCTCACAGCACCTAATAATAGAATTAAACTTTCAGTCAATGGTGTTGAACTCGCCCCATTCAAATGGGCCAGACCAAACTTTTTAGACGTCCCTGCGTACTATCACACCACATCGGTGTCATCCCCCGATGTATTCCTTCACAGCTTTGCAAATAACACCAGCACCTTACAACCGACCGGAACACTTAATTTTTCACGAGTGTCATCATTTAAAATCCACAGTGAATCCAGAACTCTCATAGATAAAATTTATGCATGTTCCTATAACATTTTGACGATACGAAATGGTATCGGTGCCCTTCGTTTTGCAAATTAAAATACCCCTTTATATAAATGGTGAAGAACCTTAATACCGTGGAGCGCGGAGAGAAGGTTCGCATTGGGAAGCTCCAGCCCCACACACAGGCTGAGAACTCCGTCATTGTGAACGCTTCTGACACCACAGTGCAAGCACCACATTCGGGTACGTTTGTGTCTCCAATCAGATACGACACAGTAGCTACTACGAATGTCCTCGCGTATGATACTGCGACGAATGAAATCGTAACGACACAAGTCGTGGCAGTTGATAAAACTCTTCAGTATGTCACCGAAACTGGGAACACAACAACAGAGGTTGTACAGTTCACAAATGGGTTCGTCTCCTCTGGTCCAGTGGGTCTAGCAGGGAACACCGAACCCGCACATTCATTAGATATTGGTTCAAATGTATACATTGATGACACGTCATCATCTGGAAATGTTTTTTTCGCCAGAGGCAATGTATACATCGAAGGAAATCTCACAACTTTTGGAGAAACAACTTTAATTTATTCTCAAAATATTTCCGTCAAAGACCCAATCATTGAGTTGGGTCAAAACAATGTCAATGAAAATTTGTTGTATGACCTCGGCGTCCTCATGAAAAGACCCGGTGAAAACGTCGGTGTCGTGTACCGAGAAGCTCAAGACGAGCTGTTTGTGGGGTACACACCAAACACCGCATCTGAAAGATTTATTACGAGCTCTTCAAATCTCGTGACCATGAACGTCGTCGGTGATGTGTACGCCAACGCCTACTTTGGCGATGGACGCACACTCACAGGGGTGGCTTTTAAAGCACACCTCGAAGACAATGTCTCACGTATTGAAGTATTAGAGACTGATGCATATTCGAACGCACTGCGTGTCTCCAATTTGGAAACGCAAATGTCCTCTAACGGTATTAGAGTTGGGAACTTAGAATCAAATTTAGCAGCAAATAGTGTGAGGATTAGTAATTTGGAGTTTAATCTTCAAAATAATTCTCAAAGAATTTCTACACTCACCGCCTATCATACATCTAATGTTTTACGCATCCAAGATTTAGAAGCAAATGTGAATACAAATATTCACACACGTCTCAACAATTTAGAAAGCAATCTCACAGATAATAGCAATAGAATCACAACATTAAGTGCACGGTTGGAAGATAACAGTTTTAGGATTTCCGTAAACACTGCAAACATCGCAAACTTGCAAGTGACCTCGTCAAATAATTTTGCAAACATTGCGTTGTTGCAAACATACGCACTCTCAAATAGTATTAGAGTGACGACATTGGAAACATCCCTTCAAAGTAATGCACTGTTGTTGAACGATGCCGTGTCAAACCTAGCAGCAAACAGCGTACGAATCAGTGCCCTCGAAGTGCTTCCAGACCAGCTCGCTGATAACAGCGCACGTATCAGTGCCCTTGAAGTGGACCCAGAGTTTGAAGGCATAATCACAGGTGATGGGGGGAACATTTCCAATCTCACCCTCCAATACATCTCCGACATGGGAAATACAACATCGAACACACTCCATCTCACCGGTGAAGTGTCATTAAAGACTGATGGATTTGTTGGTATCAATGTGGAACCCCAGTATGAGTTGCACGTTGGCGGAGATGTACAAATTGATGGTAATTTAAATTCATCTTTTTTTACCACAAATGGAACATTAAATAGAATTTATGGAAACACTCTCGTTGATGGGAACACAACAATTCAAGGAAATCTCGTAGTTCATGGGTCCACATCCTACCTGTACTCTGAAAACGTGTTCATTCGCGACCCAATCTTAGGGTTAGGGAACAATGGTTTGGCCGATACAGGTATCATCATCGGTGTACAAAGCCCTGCGAATGTCGTCTTTGGATACGATGCCAGTGAAACAGAATTCATCGTCGCCCATAGCACCGCGAGTGTCGATGGTATCTCTTTAACCCCCGACCAAACGAATCCAATCAATTTTCACGTCTATGGTGACGTCGAAGCCAATACAATTACCGCACAAGCCGATGTCATCGTCGGTGGGAATCTCGAAGTGCGAGGCAATACAACATTTTTACAAGTGGACAACCTCGCCGTAGATGACGCCATCATTAAAATTGCCGCAGGAAATGAACTGACGACGTTAGACTCCGGTGTGGTCATGGAAAGGGCGGAAGCCAATGTCGCCATGGTGTACCGAGGCCACGAAGATGAGTTGATGTTTGCGTACACCACCGATGATGCCGCGGGTGTGGACATTACCCCAGACCTCTCTAAACACATGAACGTTCACGTCTATGGAAGTTTCTTTGCAGACAAAAGTATTAATGTAAATAGTAATACATTTATTAGTGAAACTGGTGCCGTCACGGCAAACATTTATTTTGGAGATGGTGGTCTCCTCTCAAATATAACACAAACACTTCAAGGTATTACAGATATCGGAAACACAACAAGTCAAACACTTTTATTAACCAACACAAATGAAGCCATCAACGCAACTTCAAATATTGTCACCGATGGGTACTATTTTGGTAATGGTGAGTTTTTGACGGGCATTTCAAATGCAATCACAACAAATACACTTCTTGCGTCAAATTTGGAAACAACAAGAACATATATTACCTCAAATGTAAATATTTTAAATGATAATATTGATTCAAATATTTCTACTGTCCGTGATTATATCACCTCCAATGTGAATATTTTAAATGATAATATTGATTCAAATCTTTCCACAGCTAGGGATTATATTTCATCTAATGTGGATATTTTAAATGATAACATCGCATCAAATCTTTCTACAGCTAGCGATTACATCACATCCAATGTGAACATATTAAATGATAACATTGATTCAAATTTGGAAACTGTCAGAACATATATCACCTCTAATGTGAACATATTAAATGATAACATCTCAACAAATTTGGAAACAACGAGAACATATATTACCTCAAATGTAAATATTTTAAATGAAAACATTGATTCAAATCTTTCCACAGCTAGGGATTACATTACCTCAAATGTTAATATTTTAAATGATAATATCTCATCAAATTTGGAAACCGCAAGAACATATATTTCTTCTAATGTAAATATTTTAAATGACAACATAAGTTCAAATCTTTCCACCGTGAGAGATTATATTTCTTCTAATGTAAATATTTTAAATGATAACATCTCAACAAATTTGGAAACAACAAGAACATATATTACCTCAAATGTAAATATTTTAAATGATAACATTGATTCAAATCTTTCCACAGTGAGAACATATATCACATCCAATGT